AGCATTTTAAGACGTTCTGCTAAAATTTCTGCTTCCTTTAGATCCCAGAAATAGTTATCGGTATTGAATACAAACTTAATATCAGTTTTTAGAGTTCTCCAATCTTCGTCAGTCATTACTCCTTTTAAGAGCAATTGGACTCTTAAAGTATCCATGAATAGTTTGGAAAACTGGAAACGCAACCTATCGATGAACTTATAAAATTTAATTTCTTCGCGAGTAATTTCTGTGGATCTACCCATATTGAAACCCGTTGTTTCTGGAGTCAATCGGCTTAGAGGAACATTAAGTGCTCCGTATAGTTTCTTTTTGAAATACTCCGCGTCCTCAATTTGTGATAAAGACTGAGCACCGGGTAATGTGCTAATTTCTGTGCCCCTTGAACCTTCTCTACGTGGCAACCAATAGTCTTCAAGAACCGACATAAACTTTCTTTCATCACGAATTTCGCCTGTATCTTGGTTATAGACAAGTCTTGTTCTAAATCTGCTCATCATGTCACGCATATATTGTTCGGCTTTTTGTTTTGGAAGCTGACCAACGTCAACATAGAATACTCTTCTTTCTGGTGCTCTTGCAATTCTATAAACTAAAAGAGCATCTTCCATTTGGCGTAACATGTTTAGAGGTCTAATTGCTTTGTGTAGATAACCAAGAACTCTTTTGCTATTCAAATCTACTAAACCAGAAGGAACATAAACAATGCTATCCAAAGATAGATGTAACCCCTGCGGACCAGTCATTATGTAAGATTCTTTATCTGTGTTTGTATAAACGTAAAATTCTTCAATATCTTTTACAAACTGTACTTGTGTTCCATTGGATCCCTTGTCAAATTCTTTTTTAAGCTTTCTTATCTTTTTAATTTTTAAAGGATCAATTGGAATTATTTCTTGAATTCCTTCCATTGGAAGTTCTTTATCTATTACCAAATTATAATAAATTTTTGAATCAATATACCATCTTCTAAAAATTTCATATGCCCTGTGATTAAAATCTAAAAGATGTAAAACTGTGTCAAATTCTTTGTATATTTTATTTTTTATGTTGTCTGAAACTGGGCAATTTGTTAAATCAATTTTTACTGGTTTGTGATCTGTCCCAGGAACTATTGCTGCATTTACAATTTCATCAATGGCGTTATCTAACTCTGGATAGACAGACATGTTTCTGTATTGAATTACAGATTGCTGTTCATCTCGCATCGTGGTAGCATAATCAAGAACCGTACCAAAAAATCCACCAGCTTCAACTGTTACAGTTCCATCGTATACTTCAGGGGCAGTAAATGCTTGAATTGATTGAGCTTGCTTTTCTACTTTAGTAGCGGGCTTTTTGCCAAATTGAAAACCAAAAATATCTATTTCCATATATTCACCTTCTTGTGACATCTAAAATTTCAATATAATCAAAAACAACAATGACGTTAAAACTATTTAACACGTTTGGATTGCCCATATTTAAACTAATCGGTTGTATTGCTGCAGGCCAGCATCCATGTAAAACAAATCTTTTTAATGGTGTAGAATTATCATTTAAATCTAAATGATCTATAAACCAATTATTTGCTTTATACCTTGATGGCGTGGTATTGCTTCGATTTGTGTCGTGATTGTTTATTTCATCTTGCCATCTTTGTAATCTTCCCCAAAGATTATTTTGGCCAATATCATCCCAAGCCTGAAAAGACCAGGTTCCATATTCTTTTTCTCCGGGGTAATGATACTTTCTTCCAAAATAATCATAACTTAAAGTTTTTGTTGGAACACTGGGAATTGTTGTCGCCCTTACATGATAATCTGTAAATTCTCCACCAAATGGAAAAGTTCCAGTTATTCTAAAACGATTAGATCTGGTACCACCATTAAAATTATCTTTAAAATTAATGAGCATATTATTCCTTACTGGTTATAATTATCCTCAATTTTTAAATAATCAAAAGTGAGAGTTGCACTAAATCCAACAAATCCAACTTCTGCCATATTTAAATTAATTTCTCCGATTACTGATGGCCAGCATTTATACAAATAAATTGTTTTTATTGTTTCTCCATTCAATCCAAGCTGTTCTACGCGCCAAGTGGTTTGTAAAGTTCTATAACTAAAATCGTTATTTATTACTTCGTGCGTGTAATGGCCGTCCATATTTTCGGACCACCTATGAAGGGCTCTCCACAAATTTCTGGTATTGTTGTCATCATAAATGCCAACAGCCCATGTAGCATACATGCGGTCTCCTGCATAAGTAATCTGCCTACCCCTATAAGGAACAACGATTGTGTTTACTTGTGTAGCTGGTAAAGATGACGAAACCATTTTAAAGGAAGCATCATCTTGATCTGGTCTGCCTATAATAGAGGTAGGCCACAATGGATAAACTCTAAATCTGTTGGCTCTCGTACCACCATTAAACCCATCCTTAAAATTGATTATGGAATTAGTATTGGGCATTATTGTGTAAGAGTTACGGTTACTCCCAGACTTTCAATAGACAATATCGGTTTAATGACTACTTGCATAGTCAGAGCAGTTCCGTTATTAGTATTATTAGAATCGTTACAGATAATTTGAGTCTGTGTGGTATCGATAAACTGAGCAAATGGATCTAAACCAGTTTGTATTTCAGCAGTAACTTGAGCTCTGGTTTGGGCATTATTAATTTTGTACAGATATTTCAAACCAATATCATTTAGCAGTTTAGTCAAATCAGTTTTAAGATTTGCAGGTCCAATTCTATTTTCAGACAAGATCGTTGCATTAGCAGTAGCTCCAGTCAAATCTGAACCTAAGAAGTTTTGAGATGCGTTTACAAAAAAGTTTATTCTATTAGTTCTTAACGTAGTTTTTAATGCGCTATTCCAATCTATAGAACCTATGGTAATTTTTCCATTTAAAATCGTAGATAAATCGATACCGGCAACTGTTAGGTATAATTTATTTTGATTTTTAGAACGATTAAAGAATCCAGCTACATCAACTACGGAAGGTAGATTATAGGTTATCTGACTATTAGCCAACAATGTTGTGGTATCTACATCAGAAACAGTCTTTATACCACGAACATTAAATATTCTATTTGCTACGGTTGATCCTGTAACTAAACTAGAGCCACCGGAACCAAACAAAGTAGCATAATCTGCCATCGTTAACCCCAATCCAGTAAATCCACTGGAACCATTTAAAGTGGTATAAATGCTTGGGAAAATTCCTACAGTATATGGTTGAGTTATCAACCATTGAGATAAAGACGCTCCAGCTTCCTGAGCAACTACAGCATCAAGATAATTTTCATTTTCTGTGACGTATTGATCGAAGCCTGTGGTATTTGGTGTAATAACTAAATTTCCACCGTAAGCCAAATAATTTAAAGCAAACAAAAAGTCTGTTCCATTTGTGAGCGGAGTAATTTTTGTTAATGTTGAATTTGAAATTAATCCATCATTTTTAAAAAATGCAAAAGTATATCCACCAGAATTTCCAGTAACTACCGCACCACTTATTCCACTTAGTTGATTTAAATCGAAAACTAAATCCTGTGGATTCGTGTAAACAATATACTGGGCTGCGGTGTCTCCAATTGGAGTACTTCTATTTACTCGGCTATAAATCAGCCACCCGAATAAACCTCCGGGATTTGCGGTAGGGCCAACAGAAGGATTGAATGTAAATCCATTATTGTAGGTGCTACCTAAAATTGCACCACATATTAATGGATTTACTGCGGTTTCAGTAGAAAACTGGTTTGTGCTGATAAAAGAGCTAAATTTACCTTCGTCGGGCATATTTGTATCCTATCTCGTTTAATTATTTAGTAATTTAGGTAGGATACCAAACTACACCACCCTGAACAAATTCCTCCCCATCTTCATCATTTTTTTGATTTGGGACAAATAAAATATTGTCATCTTCTGGTTTTAATGCTTCTTCATAATTATATTTGGCTTGCTCTATCAAATCGGCAAAATAATCCTGTCTAGTCAGCCAAGCAAAAAATACTAGAGTCATAACTAAATCGTCTGTTTGGCCGTCCTCTGCCTTATAGGTGTTAGATTTGGAGACAAATGCCATTAATTCTGAAATAATTCGTTCATCATTTACTAAAATTTTATCTTCTTCTATTAGTCTTTTCAAAATGGCGCAGCCAATTTTTTTAGTTTGGGCGGTGGTTCTGATTCCCATTTCATTTTTTCCAACACCACCAAACCCCTGTGACAAAATTTGTCCTTTTCTGCCCAAAACTTTTGTCATAAGAACATTATCATATTCTAGATCGGAGTGGAGTATATTTGATACTTGTCCCCCCAAATCATTGGTTTCAATCAACACATAAGCATTGTTATATGCTTTTGCGGCATTTAATATGACTGTAGGAAAATTAAAAGGACTTATGGTATTATTCCTATATGAAGTCACTACTTTATACGGGGCACTATTTGCTTCAATAATTGTAAAAGCAGAATAGTCGGAACCCTGGCCTCTAGAAACATCTGCTTGCAAAAAGTATGTTTTATCTTTTTCTGGTGTCTGATAAACTCTATAGCCATCGGTATTTTCACTTATCGGTTCCTCTGGAGCTAATACGTTTAATTTGGTTGAAGAAATTAAGGTATTTGAAGATCCTAAAAAGCTACAGCCATATTCCTGTTCAAATTGTTCTGGGCTTGTATTTGCTATTTGTTCTGCTGCCCATTCATCATTTCTCTTTGGACCACCCGGAGTAATTGGTACATCTCTCCAACTTACCTCTACAGGGACAAATTTATTCTTTAGTTTATGTCCTTCCGGTCTATTTGCATCAACCCAAAGTTTGTGAAAATGGTTCATACCATTTGGAGTAGAAACAATAATTAATTTTGTAGTAGTACCA